ACAAACCTATAGATAGGTTGAGTTGTTAAACTTAGCTTTTTTGCTAATGCTAGCATATTTTAGTTTTTATAGCCGATTGCTAAGCCACTTGTTAAAGTGATTGCAGTCGTATTACCAAATAAAGTCATTCCTGCAGGTATAGTAGTAACTAAATTACTTGCACCTGTTGTGTTTGTCATTGTGATTGATGATATAACACTTTCCTGTACAAAGTAGATTGCATAGTAATCTTTACCTGTTTGTGGTGTTGTAGTAAATACTTCTATTTCGCCTAAACCACCTAATTGTTCACTTAATAATGCTTGTGTATTTTTTATTGCCATTTTATTTTATTTTAACTTACGTAAATATAATTTGTTTGTGTAGGTTTTACATATTGTTCATATTGTACCTCTTCTTGCCCTATTGCTTCTTCTACATATAATTTTCCTATTTCAACTCTGCCTTGTACAACCCCTTTGTCTCCTGCTGCAGGTGTTAGTACATCTGTTTCTGTTATCGGTGCAAAACCTGTAGTTAAACTAACTAAATGGTCTTGCCAACTAACTTCATATATTTCATATTCCCAATAGCCATTAGGTAAAAAATTGATAGCACCTGTATAAACATCTTCTGTAGTATTTGGTGTCATTTTTACCCTTGTGTACCTATTATTAACTAATTGGTCTTGCCCATAGGCATAAACTACATTTCTATTCATGCTATTTGTAAATTTAAACAAAAACCTTATTTGTGAACTAGGTACTGATTTATCTATTCTTTTTTCTTCTGTAGTTGTGTAAAAAACATAAGGTTTGTTGTAAACTGCATGTATCATATTATATAATAGAAAAACAACGTATTTGTTTGGAAAAAAAAAGAACTACCGAAGTAGTTCCCTTTAAATTTATATGTAAAATCTATTTAAGAAGTTACAATACTACCTATAGTAAATGCTGCATTGTCAAAAGGTGTTGAAGTAAAATCTTGAACTGTTTGCATAGGTGCAAATTCTTGCCCTTCAAATGTCCATTCATAACCATTTAAATCTGCGAAAGCTGCACCTGATGAGTTTGTACCTGTGTTAAGGTCTAACCCATTAGTAGCACCTAAACATAATATAACATTATGGTCATTAGATAAAACCTGATTCAACTGTACAAATGCTACAACCCTATTTTGAGCTATTAATTTTAATTCATTTTGGTCTTCTTTACTTAGCCCTGTTAATTTAATACTTAGTGAAGGTGCATAAACAACAGTACCATTTTCAGTTGAGCCTGTTATTGTTTCTGTTACAGATGCGTTACCCCTTCTGATTGAGTACCTGTATAAATCATTAGTACCCATTTCAATATCAGTAACTTCTGATGCAACTGTAGTTATTGATGAAACTTCGTCAAATTGAGCAAAATAAACAAACTTTACACCACCTATTAGGTTTCTACATGGGATTCCTCTCCCTTTAGTTAAATTACAAGCCATTTATTTCTATTTTTAAAGTTAAGGAAAGAGGGCTACCCCCCTTTCCATATAATTAATTATTAGTCTTGCTGAACTACCTCAGAACCGATACCTACTTGTACCCCTCCTGTAAATTTAGCAACAAACCTTAGGTTTTCAGAACCATCTAGTGGAGACATATCTAGCATTTTAACTTGCGTTGTGTCGCTTAATAAATCTGTACCAAAATATAAATTAGAAACTTGTGCAGCTACTAATTTGTCATCTGGCATACCATATACAACTGCTAACCTTATACCCTCAAAAGTTGATTCATAGTCACTATTCATTGAGTACATATTTACATAGCCTAAAGCTGAAATTGCAGAAATGTATAACCTATAAGTTTTAAAGTTCATGTAGATTCTTAAATCTTCTTTACCATAAACTGTTGAAGGTATAGCTGCTGCAATAGTTTGTAAGTTTTCAATAATGTTTGTAGCAGTATAAGCTGTTCCTGCACCACCTGCATTGTTTGTTTGTACAACATTACCATTTACTGCAAAAGCACCTGTAGTAGCTGTTAAGAAACCTTCAAATTCACCATTGTTAGCATCTGCACCACCCCATATTGAAGTTTCTACTGCATCAGATATGTGTTGTGTGAAATATGAAATAACGTAGTCCTCAAATTGTGGGGCATTGTTATTCATAGCACCTGCACGCATAGTTTCAGCTTCCCATGATGATAGGAGTTGGTCTTTGCATGTTTGCATGTTTATTTGTAGATTCTTTGGAGTAAGAACGCTTTCTGTTAAAGCTAGTGTTCCATGGTCTTGAAAATCACAACCTGCATTCCTAACATAATTTGCACCTGCAAGCTTTTGCATGTTCATTTTATATTTAATATTCTGTAATACAGTCAGGTGGTCTAAAGAAGTAGCTTCTTTAAGTGCTGCCGATATATAGAATCCAGCCGCTTTACCTGCGTAATTACTATTTACTGTTGGTTTAGACATTTTAGTTTATTTTAATTGTTATTATTAGTTAAATTATATAATATTCTTTCCCTTTTAGTCATTTTTGATAAATCAGGCTTAGAATTTTTGTTAGTGCTAAATTTATTAGTATCTAAAGGCTTATCTGCAGGTTGATTCGACAACTCAACAACTTTAGATTTTAATTCTTCAATTTTAGCTTGATATTCTAATTCTACTTCCTCAGTAGTTTTAGTTACTTCTGTTTTTTCTTCTTCTTTTTCGTTAGTTTCTGATTCCATAGCTACATCTGATTCCTCAGTTTCATCATTACCAACTTTATCTTTTTTCAAGTCAGCTATTGCATCTTCTAAATTTTTAATACGCTTTTCCATACCTTTCCAATCTGCAACGTCTGCTTCATCTTCATAATCATCATCATCATCTTTTTTGTCGCCCATTTCCTCAATCATTGTTTCTTCATCTTCATCTTCTTTTTCTTCTTTCTTATCGTACAACTCTGCAACAATACCTTCTTTTTCTACTGAAAACCTTTGGCCATCTTCTGTCATATATTCGCCTACAGGTAAAAGCATAGTAGTACCATCTTCGGTTAAAACAGATATGTCCACACCTGCTTCTAGTTTTGTTGAAGTAGAAACTATTAATGTTCCATCTTCTAACTTAGCTTGATATTCTAGAGCTACTTCATCTTGATTATCTAGACCAAGTGCTACTAATATTTGTTTTTTTAAATCCATAATGAGTTTTTTTTTATATAATAGAATTATTTATTGTTTGTTTGATTTTTAATATCTTGTATAATTTCGTTCAATGCAGCTAATATTTCTTCGTTAGTTGGTTTAACTGTTTCAGATAACTTTTCCATTTTATCTATAAAGTACCCTTCAATACTTAGACCCTTTAACTCGCCTTCTTTTATTTTATTCCACATTTCATCATTTTCTATCTTCATTTTAACAAACCAAGTCCCATCAGGCAAGTCATACCCATACAGTTTAGATTTGTCCATGTCACCCTCTTTTACCCAACTTTCTATAGTTAGAACACCTGAAACTCTATCTTCGTGTTGATATGTTGCTTTGTGGTGATTGTTGTGTTTTAAGTAAAGTTCACTAGCTTGCCTAACAGTATCTTTAGAAAAGTAAACATAATAATCTGTATCTGTGTTAGGGTCATACCTAAATATTTGTTTATTAGGTATTAATGCAGGGCTTACTAACATTCTTTTTTCTTCATCAATTTTTGCAAATGTCAGGTTATTTTTTTCTTTACCAAAATAAACAAAGTTTTGTTCTATAGCAGGGCTTGTAACTAAACTGATAGCATCTATAGTTAATTCTTCACTATCATCACTAATAACAAGTTCTACAATTTTTGTGTTTTTTAAGTTTTCATAGTGTTTAGGGTTAGCTTTTTCACACTCCTCTTTAGTGTCATATTTACATTCCCCATTTTCACCCCACTTATATTTTCCGTTATCACATTTTGTACATGGCATAATATATAATAGATTTAATTAATTAATATTTGATTTTTAAATTGTTGCTCTCCTGCGTATATATGCTAGTTTGTTCTGATTGTCTGTCAAGTTATCAGTTACTACAAAAGCTTGTACAGGTTGTTGTTCTGTTGGTGGTGTAAGTTCGAACCTACCACTTAACATTTCAGGTGCAGGGTTTTGTGATGATAAACTTGGTGTTGAAACACCACCTGTATTTTTTATACCTTCTTTACCTGCACTTCTAATAGCTTGTATATTTCTCATACCCATTGCTATGGCTGCTGCTGCTGCAACAGTCCCTAAAGTTGTTCCTATAACTGGTATTTTAGCTAATGATGCATAAGAATCTTGTGCTGATTGATAAGTTGAAATTGTTGTTTGTGTTATAGCTAATGCTTTCCCTAATTCTGTTTCTTCACCTGCTATTTTACCTAAATCATTTAAAGTATTTTTTGCTACGTTTAAACGTTCATTATCTGTCATTGCAGCCCATTCAACTCTATTCTCAGCTAATTCTCTTAATGACATTTCTAAATCTTCTTGTTTAGTGTAAGTTTCAGAATGCGATTTTGCTAGTTTACCGAAACCATCAATTTGTTTATTTATTTGTTGCTCAAATAAACTTTGTAGTGCTATCATACCTTCTGTTCTTTTTTTGTTTTCAGCTTGCAATTCTTTTAAGCGTTGCATTCTTTCAGTATGTATTTCCCTTTCTAGCTCATTTATTTCAGTTTGTACTCTTTTTTGTAACCTTAATGACCTAGTTTCAACTTTTAAAACATCTGCTTTAAAATCAGCTAATTGTTTTTCTGCTTCGACTTTATTTTCAGCAGTTGCCATTTGTTCTTCTTGTATTGCTACCCTTTCTTTTGCTAGTTGCAATTCAGTATCAACAGTCTGTTTTTCTAAATCTAATGCTTTTTTTAATGCTGCTACTCTTTCTTCTTGTGATAGTGTTTCATCTTCTGCTAATAACCTAGCTTTTTCTATTTCTTTTCTTGTTTCTGCCCTTTGAATTGTAAACTCTATTTCTGCATCTCTAAGTGCTTGTACTCTTTTTTCTAAAGATGTCATTATTTTAACTTCTTTACTGACTTCCTCAGTTATGCCTGTAAAAGCATCTTTTATACCTAATAGTGTTTTACTAAAAGGTTGATTAAATATATTAAATAAGTTTTCACCTACTTGAACTACTCTGTCTCTTAAAACTGCTACTGTTGCACTTATACCTGCAAAAGCTACTGAAAGTGCATCCGCACCCCTTTTTGTACTTGTGAAGAATGTTGCTAATGAACCAAAAGCGATAAGTAATGCCCCAATACCTGTGGACATTATACCTGCCTTTATTGTGCCGAACATAGTTTTAATTAAAGGAATAACATTACCTATTGATGCTTTTATACCATTTAGTGAAACACCCATAACTTTAAAATTACCTATTGTATCTTTAGATTCTTTGTTTGTTTCTTTTAAAGCTTTTGTCTGTTTTTTTATTTCGTTGTTGTTTTGCTTTTGTTGGTTTTGTAAATCTTTAAGCCCTAGTTTTTCAAGCTTTATATTTTTTTCTGTTTCT